TTTCTGTATCTGGATCTTTAATATCTTGTAATACAAAACGTCTAGTGCCGATGCGGAACTTTAGATTCTCGTCATCAGGAATACGGAACTTGCCATATACTGTACCAGTATCGTCTGTGTAAAGCGCATTACCTTCAGCACCTGTGTCATTAAAGTTTGAATCGCAAGGTGTGCAGTATGCAAATACTTTTTCGTCATCAAAGTATGCCCAAACTCGAGTGTTAGGACGCATACGTTGACCAATAAAGCGAATCTCTTGAGAACGCATAAAGTCACGAACAGATACACTTTGTACTGAGCTACCTAAATCGATGGTTTGCTCAGAAGCAGCCATTGTCAACTGTGTACCAGCTCTAGTGAAGACATTGCTGTTTCCAACCCATCCTTGTGCGTTCCAACCACCCCACTGAATTTGCTCAAGAATACCAGTTTCCTGAGCAATCCTTTCCATTGCTTCGTAGAAACCGTTGAAGTCGATTTGAATTTCTGGTTCAGTTGTAACGTTGGTGCCATTATCAGCTGCTGGGTCAAGGTCAACGTGACCACGCCAGTTAAACATCAACTCTTGAACAGGGTTACGCAACTTAGAAGCGTATGGTTGATCAGTAAACATAACGTCAGTATAATCAAGCATTAAAGTGTTGCCTTTAATTTGAACACCACTTGATGCTGCTGCGTCTACTGATAGTTTAATGTCATCTCTAACAAACACAGGACGCATGTAACCTCTGTCTTTATCAATAGCAGCTCTGTAGTATGCGTTTTGTGTGTCTGCCAAAGAGTGACTGATCATTGGGTCAACAAAGAAACCATTCTTAAATCTATCAGTTCCATTTTCGTTAAAAATCTGCTGGTTTTTAGCAGTAGTTTCTAACAAGTTTAATGTTGAGAAATATTCAAGATTTTTGATTCTTTCTTCAATCGCGCGCAAGTCTTTCATAGTATAACGTCGATTGTTTTCTAATGTTAATCTAACAGCATAATCTGTTCGTTTATACACCTTAGAAACATATGGAGAAAGAGAAGGATATGGTGGAACGTCCAACATACCAATTGTCATAGAAGAAGGGTGATTCGCTGGTGTCTTAGGGAACACATCAGCAATACCTTTGACTACCTGCATAGATCCAGTTTTAGTGACTACGATTCTATCTCTTCTTGGTAAGTAGAATGTAACGTCTGCCTGGAAGTTCTCGTCTGGCGTTGGAATATATGAGCCGCTAGTGTGAACATCGTATGTAGTAGAAACTCCAGGGTTTGTGATGCTAGGAGTTTGAATCGCAACAGCATTAGCAGAAGGTGTTGCTGCTGCCGCTTTAATTGGGCGGAAGTCAGCAGAATCGCGCAAGTCAAACTCTCTATTAGTTGTAGGACTTCTAAAGATAGGAATTTCTTGAGTGGTAATAGCGTTTGTATTTGCTGTGTTTGCGTCATCAACAGGATATGAATCAACAGACAAGTAACCAATACCGTTTGTGCGGTTATGAGTAAAGTAATTAAATTTGACCAACAAATGTGAATTGGTTAAATTAAGTGTGCTATTCGACTTCTTTCTTAGATATGAAATATCGTAATATGCGTCCTTCATATTAGGATCTAATTCAAATTCTTTCGTAACGTCTGTGCTTGTTTCGTCTACTGAATCGTCAGACGCTTTGTAGACAGCAACAATTTTATGGACATCAGGAACACCCAAAGACCATGGACCGTTTGCGCCTGCGCTGTGAGAAGAGGTGTCAATGTGAACGAACTTGTTCTTATTGATAATCTTAGCAGTTTGCGTAGCATCTGTACGAAGAACATTAAAGTAAACTGTAGAAGCAAACTGTGATTCTAGATTAGCGACGCCAACATTAATTTCATACTGACTTGAGCTAGTAGACTGAATGGTTGCACCAGTTCTAGTCATGTCAAAAATACTACCAGTTGGGAACAAAACTCTGTGTGGTAATGTGCCAGTACCAGAAGTTGAGAAGTTGTTTGCGACTGTAATGCTTGTATCACTGTTTACACTGATAATTCTTCCAGAATGGTAAGAAGAACCATCTTGAATCTCAATGAAGTCCCCAGCTTTATATGTTGTTTGGAACGTGGTAGCAGTACCAGTTACAGCAGTTCCATTATAAGAAGAAACATAACCCTTCTTTGGCTGAGTCTTAGTAGAAGCTCTAGAAACAATGATAATGTTTCTTTCGTCTGGGTTTGTTAATGGTGAACCAGTATCTTGTAAGTTCTCAGTACCGCCTGGATGAGAAGAAGGCAAGTCGATAGTAGCGATACCACCTGTGCTAAAGTCACTATCAATTTCAGTTCTATATACGAACTGTTGGTCAGTTAGTGTCTTGGTTCCTCTGTATCCTAGAGGGAATACTAATGTGTTCAGGTTTGGTTCTTGAACTTTTACATATCCATCCAACTCAGCAATTAAGTCAGCCATTGACTTTGTGCCGTTAGTGCCTTCGATACGCAAACCTCTTGCATCGCGGAACGACTTACCATTGTTCATCTGAATATCAAACAGATAAATTCTGAATCTTCCGTCAGCTGCTCCCATATATCCAGTATCCCACTGGAATCCACGGACTTTAGCAGTTCCGATCTTTGTTCCTTTTGCTTGCTGTTGACCAAGGTTTAGTTGACTAATACCTTTTTGATATGAGTCATAAATGTCAACTTCTTGGAAACTATCGATGCCCCAAGTACCAACAACTTCTTCAGCGAGAACATAGTTACCAAATGCTTGACCAATAGCAACACCACCAGCGTCTAGTGTTTCTGTTGCTTTATCGAGTTCTAAGAATCTAGACTCAGCAATTTCAACCTTTCTGCCAGAAACATATGCAGTGCCACGCTCAACTTCAGCAATCAACTTTAAGTAATCGCCGCCATTTTCTTCAGCATATTTACCAAGACTGTTTTCTTTTTGTAGGTGCTCACGAATACGAACGTTAAATGGTTCTGTTACAAAGTCACCATTAGTTTCGTATCCTCTTCTTGACATCATGTCTTCAACAGCAGGAAGAACAGTTTCCTTGTTTAGTTGAACAATAGAGCCACCCTCAACCGTGGCAATATTAAAGTAGCCAGCATTGTTAGCAAATCCATATTCCTTAACAGTAAGTTTTGGATAGATTTTTAATCTGTTAGCACCTGGAGCAGCATAGTTAGTTGCGCCAGCAGCATTGTCTAACAACGAAGAATCTTGGTTAGAGTTAATGAAAGACTCGTCTGTAGAAAGACCAATGTGTGCCCAAGGTTGTGTAGTGTACTTGCCAACAATCGCGCTTTGCGCTGGGATTCTAATAAAGTGACCTTTGTGATAACAAACACCATCAGAAATATTAACCTTCATACCAAAACCAGTAGAGTTAGCACTAATGGTGTTAGCAGCGAACTTAAAGGTGTTGTTTGAAGAGTGGTAGAAGTGTAGAGTTTCGCCGTCAGCAAATGCCTTAGTAGAATTGTTTGCGCCAGAGTTTGTATAATGACAGTACATTGTAAGGTTATTAGGAGCCGCAGCCTCAGAACCATCAATAACTGTAACGAGTTTACCTTCTACGCCTGTGGTTTGACCAACAACATAAACGTTAGCAGTCTTGCTGTTTAAATAAAAGTCATTAAGAAGAATAACTCTGCCGTTAGCATCTTTGTCAGCCAATTTGACATAGTTTGTCTTATCAGTAATAAGACCGCCACCAGTAATAATTGAACCATCGTGAGTAACTTCGTTAGCCAAGCGTTCAACTTGATTCTGTAGAATCGATTGAATCTGAGTTAGCTCTCTTGCTTGAACCGCACGACCTGGACGGAACAAAACACGATAAAAGTTTTTGTTCTCATCGAAATCATCGAAGTATGGGCTTTGGTTTAAATTACTTTCAATTGGCATTTTAGTTCCTTAGAAATCAAGAATCACTTTGATGTCTTCAATTTGGCTAATATCTCTTGTAACAGGTTGAACGTTCTCTGTAAAGATAACTTCGCCAGAGTATGTGTTTGCTTCTGGACCTTTAATAGATTCAACTGTCGCTACTGCTGTTTCGCTTGTGCTTTTAACAAGAACGTCGTCTTTAGTGAAAGCAGCATAATCAGAATAACTGTTTACATTATTTATATACAGTGTGTAGAAAGATGGATCGTTTTCTGTTTCGTCTTTTCTTAGATAAACAATTTGCCCATTAGCTGAGCGAGTAGCATTTCTTAACGCATTGTTGTCTTTCGCTAGTTGACTCAACTCAGTAACGAATTCTAGATCACCTGTTCTAGCACGAAGAATGTTTCTTTTGTTAGTTAGAACATCACCCTTATAGAATGGATTCTCAGGAATCGCCTCGTCCATTTCATTATATGATGATACAATTCTTGTAGTAAATCTTAACGTTGCTGGGGAGTTGCTAGTGTTAGCAACGTGCTCAGTAGTTTTGTGCTCGTTGTTTGAATTAACTTTTAACACTGGATCAGCAAGAATACTAATGGTTCTAAACTCAGTATTAGAAGGAATGTATCCATTTCCGTTAGCAGAAACACCTTCCTGACCAGAGAACTGTACGTTAATCATTACTCGGTCAGCAGCTAGTTCTCTTACAGGATTAGAGCCGTGTCCACCTAATGGTGAAATGACAACGTTAGCAGCTGCACCATAACCATGTACGTTGTTAGCAGTAATATATGCTTTTGCTCTTGAATAGCCAGAGCCAACAGAAACCATTGCGATGTTAGCAACGCCACCTGTGCTTGGATTAACTGTCGCGTATGCCTTAGCACCTTGACCATCACCAACAATTGTAACAGTTGGTGAAACAATAACACGAGAGTCAGAGTTACAAACAGAAGCAAACGCAGTGTTAACAGTTAATGTTTTAGTTGAACCAGAATAGTTAATAACTCTTCTTAGCTGCCCAGCACCAGTACCGCTGATGACATATACACTACAACCGTTGTAGAAGTTATCTACAGGTGAAGGTGGATTAGCTCCAATAGCAGAAAGTCTTAACGAATACTTTCCACCAGCTTCAACCACACCGTTTGCCACTTGACTATAATTTGCTCCAGGTTTAAATGTTTCGACAACCTGAATTGAACCATTAACTGCAGTGTTCTGTACTAGCAATAATCTATCAGTTTCAGCAGAACCGTCTTCTGCGACAGCAGTTTTAACAGGAATGTGACTTGGTGTCATAAACTTGTTTTGTTCTGTCAAAGAAATAGTGTACATATATTTCCACATATAACCATCAGATGTTGTAAATGGTTGTAGTGAATAGCCTGTTGGTTTTACAGTAGAAGCTGCGTTCTTGTTATTGTACAAACACTTATAAACATTGTTCTCGTCTGTTACAACATAAAATTTTCTATAATAAACGTCAATGTCAGTATCGCGATACATAGAATATACAGTACCAGAAGTCCAGTCATATCTTGTAGCAACGTGAGAAACGTCTGACGACTGTACTTTTTTTCCGCCAATAAAGTTTCTTTGTACTTCATAGTGAAGGTATTGTTCATTGTCTGGTGGGAAAATTGGATTTGGTTCATCTGGCCAAGCAGTCGATTTACCAAGAACAACGTACAGAATAGAAGATTTTTTTGAATCTCTTCCATCTCCATCCGCGTTGATTTTCTGTATAAATGCTTCTGCATTTGTAATAGACAAATCTTTTGTGGCGTATCTATAAAGTCCCATTATTGGATATCCGTGTATTCATAATAGGTATTTGAAGAGACAAAGTCAACAGAAGTCCATTCAGATACCAAGTTTGCTGATAGGTTGGTCAATACTCTATTTATCTTCATTTTATTTAATACGCCACCACCAATATCAACAATGATATTATCACCATCATTAAAGTGTGTTGCGCCGAATGAAGAAGAAGTAGCGTATATGTCCCAGTTCTTATTAAAGAATATGTTTGCTCCAAGCACACTATCTCTAGACCAAGCCATATTGAGGTTTGCTGAGGTTGCGCTGGTAATCTTGTTTAAAGTTATAGTTTCAAATTTGTTATGATCATACTCAACAAGAATGTCATCACCTTTAGTGTAAACATCAATTACATCTGCGTGAGTCGGACTTTCTGTTAACGTAAGTTTTGTTCTGCTGTTTACAGTATAGTCCTCACCCTCAATCAAGAAAACGTCATTCTTAAATACGTTGTACTTGTCTTTCTTAGAAGTATCAATAGCAAATGACTGATTATAATCATCTTGCCCTTGAATGGTTTGTTCTACTGAGAAAGTGATTGTTGGTGGGTTAGTGTAACCTGTGCCAACTTCGCTAAATGATAAGTTGGCAACTTCAGTTCCATTCATCACTGCGGTAGCAACAGCTTGTGTTCCGCCGCTTGTTTGCGGCGCACTAATTGTAACTGTCGGAGCAGTATGATAGTGACCGTTTATATAAACTTCAACAGAACTTGGTGTAATTGAACCACTAGCAACATTAGCATATGCTCTAGCAACATCAACAGTCATCTTATAATGTTTAGATTCAGTAAACTCGTTAGCCAAGTCTGTGCTTGTGCCAGAAATAATATTGTTGCCGCTAGACAAGTCAAGATATCCACTTGCTCTTGACTTGGTCATGACTACGCTTCCTGGAATTTTTCTTAACGTTTTATTCTCAGTGTTAGCAGTAGTGTCAATTGTTACGTTAGAATGAGCAAGGTATTTACCATACAATGCTTGACCAGCAGGGTGCACCAATCTCATAGCAATATCTTTGTATCGCTGTAAAGATATTGGTGAAGAAATCTCATAAGAGTATTCTTGATAATATCTGTTATCGTGAATGTAACCTCTGCTTGTTGAGATATGACTTCTTGTTGTTGCGTAGTATCCCTCAGAGTTTGCTACGCCACCAAGACCAAGTCTAACTCTTGCTTGCGTTCCACCAACGCCTTCAACAAATACTTCTTCTTTATCTCTATAAGCGAAGCCAGAGTCAACAACTTTAAGATTAGAAATTGTACCGTCAGCACCAACAGCAGCATTAATCTTAGCGTTTCTACCAAGAACACCTTTATCTAAAACGTTTACAATTTTAGCAGAGC